AGGACAGAGGGGTGCCCATCGGACTCCCTCGTCTTCCCCTCTTCTCCTCTGCGCCATGACGCCAGAGGGGAAGGGGTTCCACGCCAAGGGTGGCGAGGGCGGTGGCCCGCTCCGAACGGAGCAAGAGGCCACCGTCCACCCACCCGTCGATGACCGCCTCGAGAGCGTCGAGCTTCAGACCATCCGTAGCCGCAGACAAGTCAACGGATACGAAGTCGAAGCCAGATCGACACTTCAAGGCACGTGGGAGGCGGAAGGTGCGAGAGGAGGGCGGCTGCCAGTGCTCCCGCGGGTACGGATACCCGGCGGAGGCACGAAGCCACTCTCCCTCAATGAAGGTCAGAGCGTCTGGAACTCCGACGACTCTCGCCTTCATTCCCGGGGCTGGCACTGCATGAGCAGTCAAGACGAGACCCCCCGTTGCCCGCTCTGGAAACAGAGCCGCGGCTTCGGTAGGGAACTCATCCCTCATGCTCCGAGCGACAAGCACCCCGAGGCACCGCGTCGCCTCCTCCGCTTTCTCCGTTCGGTCGTCCGGTCTCTCTGTGAAGAGCCAGCAAGACTTCCGGTAACAGAAGTTGCCGAGCGAGTCCACAGAGAACCGGCCGAAGTACCGACGCATAAGGGGGATCGGATCGCCGCGCTTTACCAAGGCGCCGCGCATCCGATAACCATTACGCCGGAGAAAGCCATCGACACCACCGCGAGTACCAGGGCACTCTTGGCAGCTGGCGGAGGAAGACGGGAGCTTGCTTGGACGGCGCCTGCGAACGCTCGGTTTAACCCGAGCCGCGAACGCGCGCAGAGATCCAAGCAAGGCCGGTGGGCTTGGTTCAACAGGAGTGGTGACGGTCTTCTCGTGCTTCTCCAGTGCCTGGGCTACCCGACGCTTGCTCGGCGGGGGCAGGGCACGGCTGCAACGAGAGAAGGCGAAACCACTGTCGGGCTCGGCTATCGAAAGTTGCACGAGGGCTTCCACGATACGGTGCGGCACGCCGCGACCATAAGGTGGAACATGAGAGCCCAGTGCAGCCGAGCGAACGATATGGCAGAGGGACTTGCAGTAGAGGGCGACCTCCTCCCAGCCGCGAGAGCGGAGGGACTCGGAGACCCACTTATGCAAGTACCAACCTACCATCCTGTTGTCCCAACCCGAAAGAACCAAACCAGACCAGAGGGTGATCCAAACCTTCTGGCCCAGTCCATCACTGTGACGCGATGCCTGGCGTGAGGGTCCCTTATGGGGCTTCACGTCCGGCTTCCGCCCACCACAGTCCTTCACACGAGATGAGAGTCTCGAGTGGGTGTTCCGTAGCATGCGGG